GAACCTAAATATAATATTGTTGGCGCACAGAAATATGGTGATATTGTGTCTTTGCTTCCAGAGTTTTCACAAATGATCCATTCACCTGGACCATTAGTTATGAAACTTAGAACTCTTCTAAAAAACTATACCGAAGAAGATTATCTTTTACTATCAGGTGATCCTGCTATCATAGGTGTTGTATGTTCATTAGTATCAGATACAACCAATGGTAGATATAAACTTTTAAAATGGGATCGCCAAGAAAAAACTTATTATCCGATCGAGATAAATCTTTTTCAAAAATAAACTTGACAACATATAATTGTCCCATATATAATACGGGTGCGATTTTATAAATTAAACTATTAAATATATATGGAGAAAGTAATGACTATAGATCTTAGAAAAGATGCACCTAACCAGGTGTCTACTGTTAACCCTGATCAATTATCTAAAGAGATAAACACACTTCAGGAAATCAAACAAGAAATCGAAAATCAAGAAAACAAAATTAAGGAAATGAAAGAGAGAGAAAAATATTACTCTACTATGATCATTCCAGATTTAATGAGCCAACTTAATTTAAAAACTTTAAAATTAAAAGATGGTTCTGAAATTAATATTAAAGATGTTTTTGGTGTCTCTATTATTGCTGCTAAAAAGCAAGAGGCACATGACTGGCTTCGAACAAACGGATTAGGCTCAATTGTAAAAAATGAAATTACAGTTAAGTTTGGTCTGAACGAAGATAACAAGGCAGAGCAATACGCTTCCCTTGCAAGAGGACAGGGTTATGAACCGGATCGAAAGATTGCAGTTCATGCCGGTACTCTTAGAACAACTTTGCGGGATTATCACGAACGTGGTGGTAAAATACCTGCAGAGTTGTTCAACACGTTTGAAGGAAATCAAACGGAAATAAAAACCAAATAAACTACTAAACTAACAAACTAACAGGAGGATATATGGATAAAGAAGTAGTTAAAAAGAATAGTGCAGGATCACTTGCAACTATTAATCTAAGACAGGACTCAGGTAAAGGTTCTGAAGAAATTAAGTCGGACGATGTATCGACCCCGATCTTAAAAATTCTTCATCAACTTTCACCAGAGTGTAATGAGAGAGATGCAAAACATGTAAAGGGTGCAAAACCTGGCATGATATATGCATCTGGTTTCGGTCAACTGATCGACGGCAATGAGGGATTAGATGTCGTAATTGCACACTCTCAAACAAGATATCCTGAATGGCAAGAAAGAGGTGATAGTGCCTCTGCTCCAGTAGGAACTCATTTAGAGATTCCAGCTGATGCTGTTGAGGAGAGAAATGGTAGATATAGATTGCCTAACGGTAACTATGTTGAGAAGACTGCATACTTTTATGCACTTGCAATGGTGGATAAAGAATTAAAACCTGCGGTCATACCAATGAGATCTTCTAATCTTACACCAGCTAGAGAACTAAACAATCTGATTAAGAATCTTAGATTCTCAGATGCGGATGGTTCTTTCAACCCTGCAGCTTTTTCCGCAGTCTATAATCTAAAGACTTTTGGGAAGACAGCAGGTAGTAAAAGTTGGCATGTCTATAAGCCATCAAGAGTTAGAAATCTTGATGTTGCGGATAAGAATGATGCTGAGATATATGAAGTTGCGCAGCAGCTTCAGAAATCTGTATCGAAAGGAGCAGCTAAACCTCAGTATGATAAGGCCCAACAAAAGGCTGACATTGTATAACCGAGTACTTTGATGAGTACACTTGGCTAGTGAGAGGGCGGCGATGCGAGAGTTGAGCCGCCCTTACTTTTTATGGAAGATTTTGAAAAATTTTTTAGTGGGTTACAAAGAGATTATGGATTCTGTAATGTGGAGAATGGTTACATTGACCCTGAGTCTGGTAAATTAAAATTTGATCCAGGTGACTATGGTTGGTCTAAACGAAACATAACAGGGCAAGATTATCAAGATCACCTTGAAGGTAAAAGATCTATAGGTATACAACCTTGTGATGATAATGCAAAAGCAAGCTTTGGCGCAATAGATGTAGATCCAAAGAATTATAAAGAATTTAAATTAAAAAAATATTTAGATATTATACAAGAAAAAAATTTACCTGTAATTCCAATTGAGTCTAAGAGTGGTGGGCTACATATATATGTATTTACAAAAGAAAAAGTACCAGCTACTTTGATAAGAGAATTCTTATCTAACTTATTATTTTTATTTAAATTACCACATAATACGGAGATATATCCCAAACAAACTAAACTAGGGGTAAACCAGAATAACGAAAAAACATCTGGTAGCTTTATAAATTTACCTTACTACAAAGGCACAGAACGTAAAGCCATCTTACCTACTGGGGGTAAAATGGATCTTGAAGAATTCTTAAAGATAGCAAATTTAAATTTACAAACAGAAAAATCTCTTAAAGAAATAGGTGATAAAAAAATTACCGAAGTTATAACTGGTGGACCAGAAGAGTTTCATGATGGTCCACCTTGTTTACAGATGATATGCAAAGAGAGTCAGGCATCAGGAACCAGGTTAAAAGATGAAAGAGATAGATTTTTATATAATTATATGGTCTTTGCTAAAAAGAAATATCCAGATGATTGGGATAAAAAAGTTTTAGAAGCTGCTCGAAACTATATTGTTTATGATACGGTGTGGGGTGATGAAAAAGTAAAAGAAAAAATTAAGTATTGGAAAAATGAAACTAAAGGTTTTAAATGCAGTGACTTACCTATCTCTGCTTATTGTGCAAAAGGAACCTGTTTAAAAAGAAAGTTTGGTATAGGTAGTCACAGAAGCACAACCTGGCCTCAAGTGTCTGGACTAATTAAAATGGATTATAAACCTGATCCAGAGTTTTTTATAAACATAGATTTAGCGGATGGTAAGGTTGTACAAATTCATGCAAAACATATTAAAAAAATAGCAGAGATGAAAGAGATGCGTGCTTTGATAGCTGAACAAACACCTATCTTTCCACCAATATTAAAACAAAACGAATACCAAGTTATACTAGATACTTTGTGGGCAAACATGGAAACTATTAAACCACCTGCAGGGACTAATCCATTAGATATGTTAAAGAAAGAATTAATTGATTTTGTTAATGGACCACAAGCTAGCACTTTCGCAGCTTTTAAAACAGGAGCTGTCTTGGCTGAAGATGATTATTATTTTTTTATTTATGATTCTTTTTATGAAGAACTTAAACGTGGAGACTGGATCAAAGAAAGATCACGAACTGCTACCATGATAGGACAATATTTTGGTGGAGAGTTTAGTCATCAAAAAAGATTTCCACAAGGCGATAACAAAGATCCCTTTCCACCAATAAGAGTTTTAAAACTTCCTAAAGAAGGTTTAGAGAAAGAAGAAATACAGGACGAACTAATCAAACAAGAAGATAAGGAGAAAATAGTATGAGTAAGTCAAAACAACCACCTCAGGTTTGCGTATCAATGCCAACCTATGATTTAATGCAAGTGTCTACTTGTTTATCATTAATAAAGTTAATGGATAAATTTACCCTGGCTAAGATAAGAGCTACGGTGCAAACATTTAAAAGTCCTTATGTTGGATACGGAAGAAATGTATTGACCGCTATGTTTTTAGAAACAGGTATGGATTATCAATTGTTTGTAGATTCGGATATGGAATTTGAACCAGACGTCGTAGGTAGGATGATAATAGCAAATAAGGATGCCATATGTGTTCCTTACAGAAAGAAAACTCAAGATAATGCTGTTAGATTTTCTGTAGCTTTTGAAGATATTACTAGCATAGATATTGATGATAAAGGATTAGTTAAGTTAAAAGTGGGACCTGCAGGGCTTACTTTAATTCATAGAAGAGTGTATGAAAAATTAATGAAAGATTATCCACACTTAAAAATAACACAAAAAGAAATAATATCTGAAACAGCAAATAATTATTTTTATAATTTTTGGGACACTACGTTTGACAAGAATGGAAAATGGTGGGGAGAAGATACCAACTTTTGTAACATGATTAGAAAATCTGGTTTTGATTTCTATGGTGTAGTTGATGGAGAAACTACTCACCACGGCACTTATGGATGGAAGGGTAAATTAATTGATACATTTCAAAAGGCCGATGAAAAAAAGCATTAAGATATACGGACCACCTGGTACAGGTAAGACCTTTAGATTAATTAGACGTGTTAACGCCTATAAAAGAACAGGGACACCTTTACATAAAATAGGATACTTTGCATTTACAAAGAAAGCAGCTTTAGAAGCAAGAAAAAGAATAGGTGTATCAGATAAAGAAGTACCTTATTTTCAAACACTTCATGCTTTTTGTTATCATCTTCTCGGACTCAAAGAAGAGGATATTATACAGCCGTATCATTACGAAGACTTAGGTAAAAAATTAAATATTCGAGTATCTTTTGTAGATAAATATAATGAAGAGGAGTCTCACTTCTTGACTTGTAATAATCCATACTTTCAAATGATTCAAAAAGCTATCAACAAAGATATATCAATTGAAAAAGAATTTAATTTAAACGAACACGATAGAAAAGAAGTGAAGTGGGATACACTAAAACATATATCAATAAATTTAGAAGCATATAAAAAAAATAATCAGATAATAGATTTTAATGATATGATTAAGTTGGTTCTAGAGTCTGATAAAATACCACAATTCAAAGCTATATTTATAGATGAAGCTCAAGATCTTTCTCCTTTACAGTGGAAACTATATGATAAATTAAAAGAAAAAGCAGAGCATATTTATTTAGCAGGGGATGATGATCAAGCTATTTTTGCGTGGGCCGGGGCTGATGTTAACAGATTCATAAACGAACCTGGAGAAGAAAAAGTTTTAAGATATTCCCGTAGAGTTTCACAAGCTGTCCAGGCTCAATCAAATTTTCCTATATCCAAGATAATGGGTTTAAGAAAAGTCAAAGAGTATTTACCTAGAAAATATTTAGGACACTCTTATCACATATCTGATTTAAACCACGTAGATTTATCTAAAGGTAAATGGTTAATTTTAACTAGAACCAAAAGTAATCTACTGCAAATAATGAAAGATTTAAAAAAGAAAAATTTTTTTTATCAAACTAATAAAGGTAAGAGTTATAAAGTAAGTTTATATAAGGCTGCCGAAGCCTACACTAAATGGTGTATGGAAGGAATGTTAAATGAAAAAGAAATAGCTGAGGTAAGAGATTATATACCCAATGGTGAGTGGGATGTAAAAGTTCCCTGGTATGATAAATTTTCTGAAGACCAAAAAGAAATATTATATTTAAGAAATTTAATTGCATCAGGTGAAAAACTTAATGAACCTGCAAGAATATGGTTGTCAACTATTCATGCAGCTAAAGGAGGTGAAGAGGACAATGTAATATTATCCATGCACCAGGGATCAAAGGTTCAAAAAGGTATTGGTTTAAGTATTGACAAACAAGATGAAGAGCATAGAGTGTGGTATGTAGGCATCACGAGAGCAAGAAATAATTTATATAAATTAAAAAGTAAGAAAAAAATAAAGGAATATCAACTATGACACATAAAAATATATTTGATGATGCATTTCCGCAAGACAAGCAGGTAGGCGGAAGTCACTACCGTAAGATGGTCATTCAACCTTATGAGTTTATTTCAAAAAATAATTTAAGTTTCTTTCAAGGGAACGTTGTAAAATATGTTTGTCGTTATCTTTTTAAAAATAAAATAGAGGATCTAGAAAAGATAATACATTACTGTCAGTTAGAAATAAAAAAAATGAAAGATGACACCAAGAAATAAAATATTAGAGTTGCATTCAAAATGGTTGTGGACTAATGGATATGTAGAACAATCAATCGAGTGTTTGGAGCAATCTAAATTTGAAGACGTAAGATTAAAAAAAGGAAGGTTTAAACAATATGCTACTGCCACAAACAGAGTGGGTGCAACCAACAGAATACCCAGATCTTAGATCATACGACGAAATAGCTGTTGACTTAGAGACTAGAGATCCTGATTTAAAATCAAAAGGATCTGGAGCTGTTATAGGTAATGGCGATGTCGTTGGCATAGCTGTGGCTACTTATAATAACAAATGGTATTTTCCGATTGGCCACAAGGAGGGTCCTAACATGGATCGTAAAAAAACTTTAGAGTGGTTTAAAGATATTTTAGAATGCCCAGCTACAAAAATATTTCATAATGCAATGTATGACGTTTCATGGATAAGAAATTTAGGCTTAAAAATCAATGGTTTAATAGTAGACACTATGATTGCATCTTCTTTACTAGATGAAAATAGATTTTCTTATACTCTTAACACACTGTCATGGCATTTTTTAGGTGAAGGAAAAAATGAAAGAGCTTTGAACGAAGCTGCAAAGGCTAGAGGACTTGATCCAAAAGCAGATATGTGGCAACTACCTGCTCAAGAAGTAGGTGCGTATGCAGAGAAAGATGCTGAACTTACTTTTAAACTTTGGCAGCATGTAAAAAAATTAATGATAGAACAAGATATTCAAGATGTTTTTAATCTTGAGACAGATCTTTTCCCCTGCTTAGTTGATATGCGTTTTTTAGGCGTAAGAGTGGATACTCAAGGAGCGCATAACCTACGCAAGAAATTAATAGCACAAGAACAAGTATTGCTCCAAGAAGTAAAAAAAGAAACAAACATAGATGTTCAAATATGGGCAGCGCGTAGCATACAAAAAGTTTTTGAATATTTAGGCGAAGACTTTGAAACAACTGAAAAAACTGGTGCGCCATCATTTACTAAAAATTTTCTCTCTAATCATGAGAATCCTGTAATTAAAAAGATAGCAGAGGCTAGAAAAATAAACAAGGTAAATACAACATTTATAGATACAATTTTAAAATATGAACATAAGGGTAGAATTCATGCAGAGATTAATCAAATAAGATCTGATGATGGTGGTACGGTGACTGGAAGATTTTCATATGCAAACCCAAATCTACAGCAAATACCTGCCAGAGATCCAGATACAGGTCCTATGATTAGAAGTTTATTTATACCAGAAGAAGGATGCAAGTGGGGTTGTTTTGACTACTCGCAACAGGAACCAAGGCTTGTAGCACACTACGCTTTACGTTATGGCTTATCTTCAGTTAATACAATAGCTGATTCGTATGACAGTGATCCATCAACAGACTTTCATCAGATTGTAGCTGAGATGGCTGAGATACCTAGATCTCAAGCCAAGGTAATTAATCTTGGTTTGTTTTATGGTATGGGTAAAGCAAAACTTCAGGCTGAACTTGGGGTAAGTAAATTTAAAGCAGAAGAATTATTTAATAAGTATCACAGCAGAGTTCCTTTTGTTAAACAGTTAATGAATGAAATAATGAAGGCTGCATCAAACAGAGGTCAAATTAAAACTTTATTAAACAGGCGTTGTAGATTTCCTAAATATGAACCGATACTAAGAGGATCGGACTGGGGTAAGTATGTACCTGCAGAGGACCAAGAAAGAATGGAGGACCTGCAAAAGATGGGTCAGTATTTGAAAAACGATGAAGGTGAATTGTTAAAAGACAAAGATGGCAATCCTAAAAAAAATTATTGGCATAACAATCCAACACGTAGAGCTTTTACTTACAAAGCTTTAAATAAATTAATACAAGGATCCGCTGCGGACATGACTAAGAAAGCTATGTTAGATTTATACAAAGAAGGAATTCTTCCTCACATACAAATACATGATGAGTTAGACATATCTATTGAAAATGAAAAGCATGCGCAGAAAGTAAAAGATGTGATGGAAAGTGCTGTTGACTTGAAGATACCTAATAAGGTAGACTATGAATCAGGTCCAAACTGGGGATCTATAAAATGAGGATAAAAAATGGCTTACTTAAACGGAAATATTCCTGTACAATATGCACAAATAAAAAGGGAGTATTTATATGACTTACGAAAACATCATGGCGAAGTTGAAGATTGTATTATCTTCGGCTTATCATCTATTACTGGGCGCTCTATTTTATTCCATGCGATTATGGAGAACGGCGCTATCTTTTATCGTCTCCCGATATCTGCCTTCATACAGAGAGGTTTTAAACCGGAAGATGTTCCTAAACGTAGACTTGATGAACTTCAGTTATGGAATTGTTTTAGTTATTATCCTGCTGTTACTAGTTGGGATATTTTAGACGGCCAAGCTGGA